TATTCCCATCTTCGTCTTGATATACAATTTCTTGTTGACCACCAGCTCCCATTTGTCCAGGGCTAAAAAGATTACCTATACCTCTTCTAAGATTAGGACCAATCTGCCCTCCAAAAATTCCTGTTGCTTGATCTCCCGGCTGGAAAAAATTTCCTAAACCAGATTTTATTCTGGGTCCAAGAGTTCCCCCAAATATGCCTTTGTCAGCAACCTTTGAAGCTGCTCCAGCACCAGATCCTGCAAACTTAGCGCCTAAGCCTGCTGTTAAACCACCTAATAGCGCATCTTTAGTATCCATACCTGATGCCTTTCCTGCTACTGCTGTTAGAGCACCTTTAGCAATAGGACCTATACCTGGTATAAAACTAACAGCAACTGGTGCTACTTTTTTTACTACATTTTTTATTTTTTTAAA